ATGACCAGGTTTCAGGAATGGATATCTCCAGAAGGCTTAATACTGCTGGAAGGCTGGACAAGGGAAGGAAAATCCGAGGAGGAAATGGCCGGATATATGGGCATTTCCACTGCAACCCTCAAAAGCTGGAAAAAACGAGAACCAAAGATACAGGAAGCATTACAGGTCAATGGTCAGGCGTTGGATTTTCAGGTAGAAAGTGCCCTGCTGAAAAAGGCACTGGGCTATCAAAGCACGGAACGAAAGGTGGAGATTAGCCCAAAAGGGGAGCGGAAGGAGGTCGAAACGGTAAAGCAGGTTGGGCCGGACATGAGTGCCATTTCCCTGTGGCTGAAAAAGCGCAGACCGGAGCGGTGGGGGGACGGGGCAGGAAACGCCCTTAAGCCGGAAAACAACCTGATGGAAATGCTGGAGCAGGAAGGAGCGTTGGGGGATGCAATACCAGAGCTTCAGTCAGCGGCAGAGGCTGACCCTGAGCTGGTGGAAACGGAGTGAATTTGCCGGATATGATGGAATCCTTTGTGATGGCAGTGTCAGAAGCGGCAAAACCCTGTCTATGGCAGTGGGGTTTCTCCTGTGGAGCATGGAACGGTTCCAGGGGGAACGGTTCGCCCTGTGCGGAAAAACCATTGAATCCCTCCGGCGGAACGTGACCGACCAGCTTCCCCAATGGCTGGAGGGCATCTTTCAATTCCAAGAGCGGAGAAGCGAGAACCGGATTACCGTTACGGGAATGGGAAAGAAAAATACCTATTACCTATTCGGCGGTAAGGATGAATCCTCTTACACCCTGATTCAAGGTTTGACCCTGGCGGGGGTACTGCTGGATGAGGTGGCGTTAATGCCCCGTTCCTTTGTAGAGCAAGCAATGGCTCGGTGCAGTGTGGCGGGAAGTAAGTTTTGGTTCAACTGCAACCCTGAGGGGCCGGAGCATTGGTTCTATACCGAATGGGTCAAGCAAGCCAAGGTGCGGAACATTCTTTACCTCCACTTTACCATGGAGGATAACCTCAGCCTGAGTGAAGAAATTCGCCAGCGGTACCAGCGGATGTACAGCGGGGTCTTTTATGACCGGTATGTGCTGGGACTGTGGGTGTCGGCGGAAGGACTGGTCTATGACGGCTTCGACCCAGAACGCCATGTGCTGGAAACCCTCCCCAAAACCAGCGGCGATTATTATGTCAGTGTGGACTATGGCACACGAAACCCAACGGTGTTTTTGCTCTGGCAAAAGGCGGGGGACGGAAGGTGGGTCTGTCTGCGGGAATATGTTTGGGACGGCAGACAGCGGCAGCGGCAGAAAACAGACGGCGAGTATGCAGAGGATATGCTGCTTTTTTTACAGGGTTCTTATCCACGAATGGTGATAATTGACCCATCAGCGGCAAGCTTTATCACAGAACTGAGACAGAGAGGACTTCCCGTCCAGACGGCAGACAACCGAGTGCTAGACGGGATTCGGAACGTCAGTGAGATGCTGAGGGATGGGACACTGCTGTTTTCTAAAAGCTGCACACGGACAATCAGCGAGTTCCGCTCCTATGTGTGGGATGAAAACGCCGCCAGTCAGGGAATTGATAAGCCAGTGAAAGACCATGACCATTGCATGGACGCTGTACGGTACTTTGTGACCACCGTGGTCAAGCGGGGACGGGCAAGGGTGACCCGCCGCCCGAAGGGGCTGTGAGGACGACAAGACGGGAAAGGAAGGAAAAACATGATTTGGTATTTGGACAGGGAGGAGGTTCCCAATGTGGAGGACATCCCGCCACATGTGCTGCGGTACTTGGTGGAGCGGGCAGAGGAAGCGGCGGGACGCTATCAAAAGCTGGACGACTACTATCGGGGAAATCACCCTGTGCTGAGAGGGAAGAAAAATCCAGACGAGGTACGGGTAGCGGTGAATTACGCACGGTATGTGGTGGATATCGGGCTGGGGTATTACCTGGGTGAGCCGGTGAAGTACGACAACAACCCCAAGCGGCGGAAGAACCGTGACCCATTCAGCGGCATGGAGGTCAGCTTTGGAGGCAGAGGACGGGAACGGGGAAGGATTGACCTGACTCCCATGATGGACTGCTTCCAGCAACAGCATATCAGCGAGGTTGACCAGGAAATCGGCAAGGGAATGGGAATTTTCGGGGATTGTTTGGAGCTGTGCTATGGCTCCAGCGAGGAGCTTCCCCGCCCCAAAAGTGCCAGAATTGACCCCAGATGCGGCATTTTAGTTTGTGACTCTACGGTAGAGCATAACAAGCTGTTCGGCATGGTTTGGGAGCGGAGGGAGACCACTGCACGGGAAAAGTATTATTTCCTGACCGTCTATACCGACAGAACAGAGAAGGATTACCGCAGCGATGACCTGAAAACAGCCGTGTTCCATCAGGTGGGGGAGACACGGGAGCATTTCTTTGGCGAGGTTCCCATGATTGCCTATGAGAACAACAGCGAACGGCAGGGAGACTTCGAGCAGATTATCAGTCTGATTGACGCTTATGACCAGCTCATGAGCAGCCGACTGACCGACAAGAAAAAGTTCGTGGATGCCCTGCTGGTGTTCTTCGGCATGACCCTGCGGGAAGGGGACGAAGGACGGCTGGCTCAGGAGCGGTTCTTGGACGGTGCGCCCCTGGATGCCCGCATTGAATACATTCAAAAGACCTTCGATGAAAGCTCAGTTCAGGTGCTGGCAGATGCCCTTGTGCGGGAAATGCACAAAATGACCCTGACAGTGGATATGAGCGACGAAAAGTTCGCAGGAAATGCCAGCGGTCAGGCGTTGAAATTGAAGCTGCTCACCATGAACCTGATGGTTCGGAACAAGATTCGCCGGATGGAAAAGGGCTTGAAAGAGCGGTTCCGGCTGTATAATCAATGGCTCTACACGATGGGCGAGATGGAGCCGGTGAGCATCAATGAGATAGACGTGGTGTTTACGGTAAATATGCCCATTGACGAGGGAGAAATTGTGGACATGGTAACTCGGCTCCGTGGAATTGTGGATGACCAGACCCTGCTCAGTCAGCTTTGGTTTATCCGTGACCCTGCGGAAGCCTTGGAAAATATCCGCAAGCAGAACAACCAGACAAAGGAGGACACAGGGAATGAAGGAAGAAGAATTGCTGGAACAGCAGACGGGTCAGGAACCGACGGAGGAAGCTCCCCCCGCTGAACCGGTTCTTATGCGCAGGGAATTGGAGGCAGAACGACAGGCATTGGAGGCGGAAAAGGCTGCCTTTGCTCGGCAGAAGCTGGAAAACGCCGTGAGCCGAGAGCTGGTCGGTCGAGGTCTGCCGGGGGAAATGGCGCAGTTTTTGACAGGGACAGACGAGGAGCAGTCCTTGGAAAATGTGGAACAGTTTGAATGCCTGTTCCGTGAGGGGCTGGCAAAGGCAATTACCCAGCGAATGCGGGGGGCGGGCGCACCCAGAGAGCCGGCCCGCAGCAAGGGCTACAGCCGAGACACCCTGAGAGGAATGTCTGCCAGCGAAATCAACGCCCACTGGGACGAGGTTTCCAGAGCGTTGAGGGGCTAATCGTGGTGCTTTCCCAAAGGATTCCTTCAAAATCCTTTGGCTGAGTTCATAAAACAACACAACAGTAAAGGAGAGAGTTATTTATGGCATTTGAAAATTTTATTCCTGAGATTTGGTCTGCACGGCTGCTTGACCATTTGGACAAGATTCATGTCTATGCTGGACTGATGAACCGTGACTATGAGGGCGAAATTCGTGCCTTCGGTGACACTGTTCACATCAATCAGCTGGGTGATATCACCATCAACGACTATGATGGCAGCGACATTCAGGCTCCCGAAGAACTGGATGGCACCCAGCAGAATCTGGTCATTGACCAGGCGAAGTATTTCAACTTCCAGGTCAAGGATATTGACAACGCCCAGTCTAACCCCAAGCTCATTGACTCCGCTATGCAGAGAGCCAGCTACAACATCAATGACGTGATTGACTGCTATCTGGCGAACCTGCTGGCACAGGGCTGCAAGAGCGAAAATATTCTGTATTCTGACAGCACAGCGGTGGTTCCCACCTCTGCCAATGCTTACGACTATCTGGTGGATTTGGGTACGGTTCTCTCTGAGTCCAATGTTCCCATGATGGGTCGCTGGGTGGTTCTGCCCCCTTGGTACCATGCCCTGCTGCTGAAGGATGAGCGGTTTGTGGGCAACGGCACTGGCTACAATCAGGCGGTTTTGCAGGGCGGTCTGGTAGGCGAAGCCGCTGGCTTCCAGATTCATCTGAGCAACAATGTTCCCAATGTGGGCGGCACGAAGTACAAGGTCATTGCTGGCACAAATGCTGCCGGTTCCTTTGCAGAGCAGCTGGTAGAGCTGGAAGCCTACCGCCTGGAAAAGAATTTCTCTGACGCTGTGAAGGGACTCCACGCCTACGGCGCAAAGGTGGTTCAGCCTGGCGCACTTGCCATGATGACGGTGAATAAGAAGTAAAAAAATCATTATCGGTCTGTTCGGGGAGAAAGGTCGGCAAAAAGGCAGACGAACCGGACAGACCCAGGACAAAGGGGGGATAAAATATGACCAGTGAAATGTTGGAAAAAATGCTCGTCCGGCTGGAACGAAGGCTGGGGCTGGAGGAGCTGGACGATGAAACTACAGCTCTGCTGGAAGATGAGCTGTGGGACGCAGAAGGGGAAATCCTGCTGTATTTGGACTGTCAGGAGCTGGACAAGTGCTTGCTGGGCAAGGTGGTTGAGCTGGCGGAGGTGTACTACTGGCGTGACCAGGCGGAAAACGGCGGCTTGAAGTCCAGAAGCTATACGGAAGGACAAATCAGCCAGAGCGAAACCTATCAGAGCGCACAGGAATATCGGGCGGCGGTGGAGGAAATCCTTCACAGCATTGCCAGGTACCGGAGGGTGTCATGCTGAACAGAAAAACCCCACAGGCGTGGCGGATGGGCTACACCCTCCACCGGAGACGGCTGGTCAAAGACCGCTACGGGGAACAAATCAGCCAGTATGACATGAGCTGCCCTGACGTGATAGTAGACGCAGAAAGCGAGAACGCCGTTTGCTGGCAGAATGTGAAGTATTGGCAGACGGGCGGTCAGCTCAGCACGGGAGATTCCCTGAAAGAAGCAGGAGAAACCAACCGGTGTATTTTGCAGGGGGCGTTATTCGGCAGTCTGGAAGTGTCCGCCTATGACCGAATCGTGCTGGACGATGGGGTCTATGAGGTGCGTAAAATCCAGAAATGGCCCAATCACCGTTTAGTGCAGATGGAGCGGATAGTATAAGGAGGGAGAACATGACGGAAGCAGAGCTGATGCTGGTAGACCTTCGGGAACAGGTGAAGGAAGCACTGGAACAGATAGACTGTGACGTGGCGTTTTCCGTGCGGCAGAGCTATCCCAGAGAGCGGGCAGAGGGCGTGATAATCACCTACAACGAATTTAACAACCGCTCTACTGACTGCTCGGTGGTGGATGAACTCAGCTACCAGATAGATATTTGGGCGTTTGACCGTGAAACTGTGGTGAAGCTTACAGAAAAGGTCAACCGAGCCATGCTGGAGCTGGGACTCCGCAGGGTGTATATGGGGCCGGACAAAAGCGAGGACAGCAAGTATGAGCGGAAAACCATGCGGTTCGGCAGAAAAATTGACAAACGTTTTATGCGGCTGGTGGACTAACCCCCATAAAACAGGAAGAAAGGAAGATTGTATATGGCAAAGCAGGGAATTGCAAGCATTGGCATTGAGCTGAAAGTAAATAATGTTGCACTGAACTATGTGCAGGATATTGGCGACATTGGCGGCACTCCCTCCGAGCTGGATGCCACCTGTCTCAAGGACAGCATGAAAAAGAATGTGCCTGGCGTTCAGGACGCAAAGAGTTTTGAAGTGACGTACCTCTTTGACAACAGTGCTGAGGACTCTGATTTTCGGAAGCTGAAGGCATTGCAGGACAGCCGGACGGTCACTGCTGTAGAGGTGAAGTTCCCTGAGGGAACGGTGTTCAAGACTACTGGCTACATCAGCACCTATGTGGCAGGCGCAAAGGTGGATGAGCTGATTACCGCCAAGCTGATTGTCAGCTTGCAGAGTGACTGGTCCGTGACCAATCCCGCCTAAGGAGGAACGGATATGGCGAAAAGATGCTATTCCTTACGGCTGGATGGGCAGACCGTCCAGCTCCGGCTGACGGTGGCTGGACAGCGGATGCTGCGGGAACGGTACCAGGAGGATGTGCTGCAAACGGTGCTTTCTGCTGCCGGTGACGGAGAACGCATGGCGGCTCTGCTGGAAGCGGCACTGAACTGGGCGGGCAATCACAACGAAATTCAGGACGGCGAGGAATTATATGACCTGCTGGTTGACAACGGCTGGAGCGGTCAGGTGGAGTTCGGCGGGCTTGCGTTTGACATTGCGGCACAGTCCGGTCTTATCAGCAGGGAGCAGGCGGAACAGCTGAAGGGTTCCATTGCCCAGGCGGTGGAGGATGCCTTCCAGGGACTGGAACAGCCGGAAAAAGAAGAAAAAAACGACCCTTTTGGGGAGGGTTGAAGTTAGAAAACCTGCTCCAAGAGGGAAGCATGGCAGGGCTGTCCCTTTGGGATATGGAGGATATGACGTGGGGGGAGATTGTTCAGGTCATATCTGCCCAGAGGGAACGCCTGCGGCGGGAGAGCCAGAACCAGGCGGTGATTGCTTATCGTCAGGCGGGCTTGATTGCTAAAGCTGTGCTGGAGGGGAAGCTCCCTGAGCTTTGGGAAGCCTTCCCCTTCTGGAACGAGGAAGAAGTGAAGGAAATGCGGCTGGAGAAATACCGGCACATCATGGAGAAATACGCAGAGAGAAGGAGGGGAAAGGAGCTTGAGTGACAAAAACACTGGGGCGGCAAAACAGCTCAATGATGCGGCTGTTGCGCTGACCAAGCTGTCAAAGGCGGCAACCAATGCTTCGGGAACGGTAAAGCGGCTGCGGAAGGGGCTGGGGGATTTGTTCAGCTTCGATGAAATCAATCGGCTGAGTACCTTTACTTCCAGCAGTTCCAGTAGTTCCAAAAGCAGCGGGCGCAGAAGCAGCAGCTCCGGCAGCCGAAGTGGAGGCGGCAGTGCCACAGTTCAGTTGAACCTGGTAAAAAATTTGAGCCAATGGCTGGAAAAGCTGCTCAATCCGCTGAGGGAACTTTGGTCAATGACCGACTGGGGCGCAGTGGAGGGACTGGACAAGCTGACAAATGCGGCGGCAAAGCTGGGGGAACAGCTGAAAAGCGGTCTGCAATGGGGCTATGAAAATGTGCTGAAGCCGTTGGGAAACTGGGTCATGCAGGATGCCGCACCGGCAGTTTGTAATTTGCTGGCGGGAGCGTTGGAGGTGCTGTCCGGCGTACTGGCAGTACTCGCCCCTATCGCCCAAACCGTATGGGAGGATTTTTTGCAGCCTATCGCCTCTTGGACAGGGGGCGTGATAGTCTCCGTTTTGGATGGCTTGGGAAACGCCTTCCAATATGTCGGGGAAAAATTGCAGGATTTGTCGATATTCATCGGGAAAAAGGATGGGCTGCTTTCCCAGTTGGGAACGCTGGCAAACGGCATTGTTCAGATTCTTATGAATGGTTTGGGAAAAGCCTTCCAAGCGGCGGGGAGCAAGATAAGCGGCTGGTTCCAGGAACATATTTCCAATCCCTTCAAAAAGAAGCTGGACGAGCTGGGTAATCTGGTAGTCCGTATTGGTGTTGGACTGAAAGAAACGCCCCAACAGATTTGGAACTATTTCAAGGAAAAATGGGGGCAGAACCGCACTGTTCAGACGGCGGTCAGTTTGGTGAAAAACGGCTGGAGTACCGTTTCTAAGTTTGTGGGAACAAAAATTTCTGTTGGCATCGGACTGGTAAAGTCTGGCTGGAAAACGGTAAAAGGCTGGTTGGGTGATTTAACCGCCACCTTTAAAATCAAACTGCCTAAGGTGTCTGTGCAATGGTACGGAACGCCCATTGCACTTCCCCATTTTAATGTCACCTGGAACGCAAAGGGAGCAATCCTCAACGGCGCACAGCTGTTCGGCATGGCGGGGAACACCCTGCTGGGCGGCGGGGAAGCTGGGCGGGAAGCAGTCCTGCCGCTGGAAAGCAACACTGGCTGGATGGATAAAATCGCTGACAAGGTGGTCAGCCGCATGGGAAGCTCTGAGGGGGAGCAGACCATTAACGTGACCGTCACCCTTGACCGCCAGGTAGTGGGAAAAACTGTGGTGAAATACATCAACGGCGAGCGGAACCGCACCGGAAAAAGCCCCGTTTTGATTTAAGGAGGTGGGCGAATTGGCAAGCATTACTGTATCTGATTTGTACATTGACGGCACAAAGATGCCCACTCCTGCCCTTGGGGGGATGACCATTACCAGTGAAAAAATTTGGTCAAGTAATACCGGAAGAAGCAGCTCAGGCAAGATGTTGGGAACTATTGTTGCCATTAAGAGCAAAATCAACATCAAATGGGGGGTACTGACCACAGAAGAAGTCGCTGTTATTGAAAAAGTGGTGAGCAACCGAAGCAAGCCCTTTGTGACCATGAAGTACACTGACATGACGGGCACTACGGTGACCAAAACGGTCTACTTTGGTACACCTAGCTATACCTGGTACAGCTGGGATGCAAAGAACCAGTTTGTCACTGACGTGACGGTGGACGGAATTGAACAGTGAGGTGGCAGGATGAATAAAAAGGTATCAACGCAATATATCCAAGGGCTGAACACCACAGCCCATGTCATCAAGCTCACCGCCCTAGGAGAGACAGAACCATTGGTTCCGGCAGACGAAATTCGGAAGCTGGTTTGGGAGGCGAACGTGTGCAGCAGGGACAGCATTTCTGTTGGCAATGTGTGTGCAGCGTCCATTGAGGGAACAATCAGCGGACGCTATGACCTCAAGGGAACGACCATTCAAGCGGAAATTGGGGTTTCTGTGAACGAAACGGTGGAATATGGAGCTTTGGGAACATTTTTGGTGACAGAGTGTGAAAAATCCACCGACAGCACCACCTTTACCGCCTATGATGCTTGTTACTGTCAATTCAGTGGAAGCTATCAGCCTACCGTGGGAAGTGAACCTACGGTTTTGGAAATTCTTCAGGACATTGCAGACCAGGCGGGCGTTACCCTGTCCAGCAGTGTGCCAAATATGGCGAAAACAGCCGTTGTCACGGGAACGCTGACAGGGCGCACTCTAAAGCAGATGCTGGGTTATATGGCGGGACTGCTGGGGGGCAGTGCAGTCATTGACCGTGAAGGAAATTTAGCGGTTGTCCGTATTAAATTTTATTATCCCCCTGTCAAGGGCCCCGCCGCCACCTGGCCTCCCACCGAAGAAGATGATACAAACGATGACTTCAACGTCAACGATTATTTCACCGATGTTTCGATGGACGAGTATTACGAGGACACCATGAAGCACAACGGTACCTATCAGGTCATGCGCCTGAGCTGTACCGTCCCCAAGGAGGACGGCACAAGTGAGGTCATTAGCGCAATCCCTAATCCCCCTATGCAATCGTATCAAGACGACGGTGCAGACTCAACCTGTTTGTACATGGAAAACCCTTTTATGACGGAGGAAATCGCACAGCAGATTGTTGACGCTCTATACTCCGAAAAAAAGATACATCTGGGAGAAGCGTCCTTCTGTCTGGGCGGAATGAACGACCCAGGAGACCTTTTCTGCGTTCAGGACTGTGATACAGAGGAATGGATTGATATGGTGGCGGCTTCCATTAAATGTACTTTTGATGGCGGCGTGAGAACGGAAATTGCTTCCGGCAACAGCACGGATGCAGAGGGGGAGGGCAGTACCTCCACCTCGAACAGCGTCAGCCAGCTTAGCCAGCTCCAACAGGAGCTGAAAGCCTTGCAGGAACAGATGGCACAGATACCAGAGATTCAGCACAAGAATGAACGGATAGAGACCACAACAGCAGGTGAAACTGTCAGCACAGAAATCACCTTCGCTGAGACGTTCAGCAAGATACCTCATATTTATGTGACACCTCACACCACCAATCCCAATGTTGCAGCTGCCACAGTAAGCAACTCCAGTAAAACAGGCTTTACGCTGAATGTAGTGCGAACCTCCACAGGGACAACCTCTGTGGACTGGCTGGCAATCAATTAAGGAGGGGATATTTTGAAACTTGTTACCATTGATGCCTTTGGAAAGAACCCGAAGGACTATGTCTGCATTGGCAGACAGGGCGAGAATAACGCCACAGCTGTTGTTTTTGATTGTTCCGCTTTCGCTGAGATTTATGGCGAAGGGGCGGCAGAACTGCTCTGCAAACGCCCTGGGGATACAACGCCCTATCCCTGCGCTGCGGAGCAATCCGGCAATCTGCTCTCATGGGCAATTACCGAAACCGATACCGCAAAACGAGGTGTTGGACAAATCGAACTTCGGTGGTACGTCAAGGACACACTGGCGAAAAGTGTGCTGTTCCACACGACCATTTTGGGCGCACTATCCACCAATGTGGAGGATGAGTCGGACGAACCGCACAAAGCGTGGATGGACACTATCCTCTCTGCTGGCGTGGAAGCAAAAGCAAATGCGGCTGAGAGCAAACAAAATGCGGAATTGGCGGCTCAGAGTGAAGAACTGGTGACCAACGCTGCAACCGCTGCGGCGGAAAGTGAAGCCAACGCCGCTCAAAGTGCAGAAACTGCCCAGGCGAGTGCAGCAGAGGCGGCTACAAGTGCCAGCTCTGCCAAGTCCAGTGCTGCTGATGCTAAAACGGCGGCAGAAACAGCAACGCAGATGGCAACCGAAGCGTTGAATCAGGTGAAATTCGCCGCTATCCAACACCGGAACATCTATCGTGGTAAGAATTTGGGAACATCCGTTACCGATGCCCAGAAAGCTGCTATCCAGAACGGTACGTTTGATGATTTGTATGTTGGTGATTATTGGACGATTAACGGCACTCAATACGTTATTGTCGACATGGACTATTGGTATAATACCGGAGATACTGCTTTCACTAGGCATCATTTAGTGATGATTCCAAGCGCCGCCCTATACTCCGCTCAGATGAATGAAACCGCCACGACCACCGGTGGTTATGTGGGGAGTAAAATGTACACTGAGAACCTTGAGACAGCAAAGACCACTATCTCAAGTGCTTTTGGTGATTTGCTGCTGACACACAGAGAGTATCTTACCAATGCAGTCACAGATGGTCATCCGTCTGCGGGCGCATGGTTTGATTCAAGTGTGGAAATCCCCAACGAAATCATGGTGTACGGATTGTACATTTATACCCCTGCCGGAAACGGTGACAGTGTGTATATGAGACAAACAATCGACAAACAGCAGTTGTCGTTGTTTAGGCTCAATCCGCTTGCCTTAAACAATAGACAGACAATTTGGCTCAGGGATGTCGTTTCGGTGTCTCAATTTGCTTATGCGACCAGCCATGGTGCTGCCTACTGCCTTGATGCGTCGAACGCTCGTGGGGTTCGTCCAGTGTTTGCGATTGGCTGAGTAAATCTCTGTATATAGGGAAAGAAGGAGTAACAAGATGGAAAGCACAGAAAATAAGAAGTTGTATACGATTACCCTTTCGGATGGAAGTGTGATTGAAAACCTTCGCTTGAACGGAGATAATTACATTTCAAGTAAAGTCCTCAGCTCCGATATGTTCGCAGGGAACTGTTCTGCTGTAAGCATTTCCTCCGAAGATGGGGAAGAAATTCACAGCAACATGGAATTGATTCACCTTACTCAGTATGGTGATGAGTATTGGTTTTCACTTAGAGAACAGACCGAAGCTGAAATTCGGGAACGTACCCTTACTGCCCTTGCGGACTCTCTGATTGCCGCCAGACCAGAAGCAGAAAAGAAAGGATATCAGCTCACCCCTGTTTTCCTGGGCGACAATGGAACCATAGGCTGGGAATATGTGGCGGACAGCAGTGCCAAGGCGAAAGGCTCATATCTCTCACCCATTGAATGGGTATCTGGCATGGAGATTCAGGCTGGTGTAAACTCCGACTATGAAAGCGATGGCTGGTACATTTATAATGGGTTAGTTCAGCGGTGCATTAAGAGTGGCGCACCCACTAGCTTTACTGATTCAGAGTATTGGGAGATTTTTGGATGAGTATGTATTATATTGTGAAAAAGGTAGTTCCCCTGCGGGACTTTCCGTCCAGTAAATCTGGAAACGTTATCAAAAAGTTGTCTGTTGGAACATTGGTGACAGCGGATGACTGCGGAAAATTTGTGAATGATACTCTGGGAAAAACCTATCTGCCAGTGATTATTGATGGTAGTCGCCTGTGGGCGCATGATGCTTATTTACAGCAGATTACGCCCCGCCAGGCGGCGGCAATCAAACACGGCGAATCTTGGCTGGGGCGAAAGCCCCAGACTAAGGCTATCGCCTGGTATAATTCCACAGCAGAAGGTAAAAAAGACCCGAAAAAGAAAGAAGCTTACTGCACAGTGGGCGCATTGTGGGCGGCATCTCAGGGAACTGATTTGGGAGATTTAATTGCCAGGACTGCGGCAAAATGCGAAGCCAAAGCAAAGAAAATGGGTCTGTGGCACGCAAAGGACAGCGACTACAGCCCTAAGACTGGTGATTTGGTGCTGTTTAAGGGCAGTAGCAAGGCTAGCGCAAGCCATACCGAGCTGCTGGTGCTGAAGGTGGGCAATGTACTGCACACCATTAACTATAACGCCGATAAGGTTTGCAAGCGACAGGAGCGGAAGATGTCGGATAATTACACTTACGGCTATGTAGAAATTACTTACTGAGAGGAAGAAAAACGTGGAATTTATCATCACATTTGGGTTTATCTGTCTGGATTTTGCCACTGGTATCATCAAAGGACTGGCGACCCATACCTTTAAAAGCTCCATCATGCGAGAGGGCTTGTATCACAAAATCGGCTCGATTATGATTATCGCCCTGGGGGTGCTGGTGGATTATGCTCAGGGGTATCTTGATATCGGCGTTACCGTCCCTGTCGCTGGTGCGGTGTGTGCCTACATCTGCTTGATGGAGATTGGCAGCGGGGTTGAAAATATTTGCAAAATTAACCCTGATATTTTGCCCGAAAAAATTACCTCGCTGTTTGTCGGGCTAAAATGTAGCGGCGAAAGTAATGTTAAGAGTAACGGAGGAAAGTAATGAGTGATACTATCAACGCCGCTGGACTGAAAATGGTAAAAAAGTGGGAGGGCTTGAACCTCACTGCTTACCAATGCGCAGCAGGAGTTTGGACGATTGGCTGGGGGCATACCGGCAAGGTGGACGGTGTAGCCGTGGCAAAGGGTATGAAAATTACCAAAACCAAGGCAGAAGAACTGTTAGCTGCCGACCTGAAAAAGTTCTACGGTTACACAAAACAGATTAGCTATGTTCCGGTTGCTCCTGCGCTGAACGACAATCAGCGTTCCGCTTTATGCAGCTTTGCCTTTAATTGTGGGGCAAACAACCTCAAAAAGTTGTGCAAAGACCGCACACCAGCGGAAATTGCTGATGCAATGCTGTTATATAATAAGGTGGCGGGAAAAACCCTCGCTGGGCTGACAGCACGGCGAAAGGACGAACGAAAGCTGTTTTTAGCTGGCATGGAGGAAAATCACGACATGGATACATTAAGACGAGGAGACGAAGGACAGCAAGTGAAGGTGCTGCAAAAGCTCTTGAATCGTGGGCTGACTGTTGACGGCATTTTTGGCGGCAATACCTTGGATGCCTTAGCTGAATTTCAGGGTGAAGCAGGACTGACCGTGGACGGCATTTGCGGCGCAGAGACTTGGGAAGCACTGCTGAAATAATCCTACTGAAAAACCGGAGGGGAGCCTCCGGTTTTTTTGTTCAACTGGCAGAAGGGCTGCATGGTTGATTTGTTCGGCTGTTTAGGGTATACTAAGGGTGCTAAAGCACAAAAAACGAGAATACTACAATGTAGGAGAAATCATAATGGATGAAATTGTTAGAGTAATTACCTCAGACGGCATGGTCATGGCGGCGGCCATTTCCGCCAGAGATATGGTGGAAGAAGCGCAGAAAATCCATGGTACCTCCTCTGTGGCAACCGCTGCACTGGGACGCACCCTGATGGCAACCTCTATGATGGGCAACCAGCTCAAAGGGGCGGACAACAGCGTCAGCGTGCAGATTCGAGGCGGCGGCCCCATTGGTGATATCACCTGTGTGGCAGGGGCAGACGGCTATGTTCGTGGCTGCGTGGGAAATCCCAAAGTGTTCCTGCCGGTCAAGGAAGTGGGCAAGCTGGATGTTGGCCGTGCAGTGGGTACCGATGGAAGTATTACTGTTATTAAGGATTTGGGCATGAAAGAGCCTTATGTGGGTTCCGTTCCCCTGGTCAGCGGCGAGATTGCCGAGGACGTGACCGCCTACTATGCCACCAGTGAGCAGCTCCCCACCGCCTGCGCTTTGGGCGTGCTGGTGGATTCCAGAAATCAGTATGTTTATGCCGCTGGCGGCTTTTTGGTTCAGCTTCTGCCTGGTGCAGATGAAACCGCTATTGAGCGGGTGGAGCGTGGCTTGGAGAAGCTGGGCTATGTGACCCGTCATTTCCAGGAGGGTGTTACCCCGCTGGAGCTGGTACAGAAGGTTCTTAATGAGTTTGAAGTGGAAGTGCTGGAGACTGTTCCTGTGGGTTATCGCTGTAATTGCAGCCGTGAGCGGTACAGCCGTGCATTGGCAACGCTGGGCAAAAAAGAATTGTACGATATGATTCAGGAACAGGGCGAAGCAGAGCTTCAGTGCCATTTTTGCAATAAGAAGTACCTGTTTTCTGGGGAAGAACTGGCAGAAATCGCATCAAATTTGAAATAA